GGGCAGCACCAGATACTAGTGTTGTGGGAATACAAGGTAGTCTAGTATTAGACGGTACGATGAGCGCCACTACAATAAAATCAGGAACTATTACAGGTGACCTCATAGCAGGTACTACTATTACAGGCACTAATATTGATGGTGGTACTATCACAGGAAATAAAATAAGCGCTACAACTAAAATTGTTGCAGGTACAGGTAATAATGTTGGTGTCCTGTCAGGTGTTCCTGCTTCTTGTTCTGATGGCGTTTCAACAACTGAAGCCGCTTGTATTGCAGCGGGTGCTGTTTGGGATGATTATCGCATTTATGCTGGTCATGCTACTCCTGCTTCAGCTCCTTTTAGAGTTAAGCAAGATGGTACAGTAATTATTGAGAAGAGTACAAGCACTGGAAAGATGGTAATAGAAGGTGATGTGATTAAGGTCTACACTACCGCTGGAGGAGTGGATACTCTAAGAGTTAAGTTAGGTAACCTAGCATGAGTTATGGTTTAGAAATCTTTAAGAGTGGTGATGACTCCTGTGTAGGCCCGACATCTAATGTGTGTGTAAAAGACGGTGTGCACTTAACTGCGCACACTAATGCAGTATCTTGTATTAACACTGGTGCAGGTGATTGGGTAGCCCCATTCAACACAGCATCTTGTGCGTTTGTGGGGGGCACTTGGTCAAGCCCTTTAGTTTACTCGTCTAATGATGTTACATGGAATCAGGTAGATAGTTTTGTAGCTAGCGCTGGGGTCACGGTTAGTAAAAACTATTCTTCATTAACTGCTGAAGGGGTAACTGAGTTTATAACAGTACAATTTATGGTACATACCTTGCAACCTGACACTGCAGCAAAGACACACACAGTAGCAGTGTCGGGTACTAGTGTTACAGCTACTCCCGCAGGAACACAACACACGTATAGTGACACTTATGTGGTGGTGTTAGGAAGATGAGTTACGGTTTCAGTGCAAAAAATAATAATAACCAAGTACTTATAAGCAGTGAGATGCAGAACTACCATTTGCATTCTAAACTCACAACTATAGACAGTGTACTGGGATATCATGATTCATATGGCGGTATGTGGAATTACCGCTTCATAGTAACCATCGGGTCAGACAATCCTCCTATGGTATTTATAGAGCCTCAGTGTGAACAGATACAGGCTATGCTCGGTATGGATGTAATACAGGATTTGGGTGGTGGCAACAAAAAGTGGGCGATTGATGTAGCTGTTGCAGGAACAACTTCAAGTTCTGCTGCGCACCCACACTTACATATTTTTACTAAACCGGGTGCTATCACCAACCCTTCTGGGCAGGACTGGGGTTTGCAGGTATTTAATAGCAATAATGATGTGGCGTTTGATAGTAGGAAAGCCCCCTTAGTAATTTTAGGGGGTGGTACAATAACCCCCCCGTCCACTATTATCACAAGTTCACAGAACTTAAATCCAAATCCTAACCACTGGGTTGAGAAAAGTTTAAATGGTTTATCTTCTTCAGATATTATGTTCTGCGCACCTTCACTGGCCCAGGCAGAACGTGAATACACAACAACACAACACTCGGATTCTTGTACAGGTTTAGACGTATGTGGCGCATGTCTTGGTTGGGAAGAAGTGTGGGACCGATCAGATACTTGGTGGGCGTTTTATCGAAACGGCTTTCAAGTTAAAGATAATAAATTTAAATCAGGGTGGTTAACCTTTAATGTCGGACATCTCTTCCATGAATCAGAATCGGATAGTTTCATAGGTATTAGGTTCGATGGTGGTAGTGGTAGTGGTGGACAACAGGCTATTAACAACGGGCAAATAAATATGAACAACAACGCGTATTTGTTCTCTAAACCGAGCCTATACTCATGATTGATTTAATACAGACTACCTTTACAATTAAAGATAATATTGCTACAGTAAGTGTAGTTAATATTGTGCAATTAGACGCTACCAATAAATTTAAAACTACTAATACACATTTAGTAGAAATACCTGAAGGGGTGAAGCCAACACGTGAGTACATACTAGGATACCTATATGCCAACAAATAGAGAACTAATTGAACGGATGATGCAAGATTATGAGAGTAAAACTTTACTTTACCCCCCATTCACATCGTCTAAACTAAGACGAGGACATAAGGGCTTCCTAGGTGCCTTATTTTGTGCTGTAGGGCTGTTTACTAATCATCACAGGATAAGACGTAGTTCTGCGGATAAGTTTTTTAGAGAAGGTATGAAAGCGTACATTGATGGGTACAGGCGCGTGTTACGGGGTGAGAATAAGCCTTGGGTAGTCAGTAGTAGTTTTGACTCTGAATATGTGGAAAATATTACAGGCGGTGTTTTTAAAATAGCCCGTATTGCAGAATCGGCCACATTGCCAGTATTAGTAGTAGTAGACTTCACGCCAGACAGCAAAGTGCTCAGTTATTACACTGAAGAGACTGAGTCTATCTTTAGGTTTGACAGTTTATTTGGCTTGTACGACCCAGCTGAGGATATGTTGTATTTTTTTGTTGAACCTTATAATTTTGAAATCCCCGCCAATGACCCCACTATTAATAAGATATCACTATATGAGCTAATTCTTACTGACAAAGGTAAAAGTTATGCAGAGTAAAGACCCTCACGGTGAATTCAGCTTTGCTGGTGTATCGATATACCCACTAACCTTTACCGATTTTTGGGTAAACCCCACAAATGGGGAAACTAAAAGGTCTGAAGAGATTAACTGGATAAATATTAATTGTAGACCTATTGACTTACAAAGATTTGTTATAATTGATGGGGAATTACAGGATTATCGTGATGTAGTAAACATTAGACAAGTAAACGCAATACCGTTATTTCACACCTAGGGAGGGTACGATGACATTAGAGGAAACACTAAACATATTAAATAACGCAGTCACAGCATCTGTAATGGATGCCACTGAGTATACTCTGTGTACCAAAAGCACAGATACATTAAAAGACATCGGGTTGGATAGTTTAGACTGGAGTATTGTATTAATTTACATAGAAGATGAAGTATTATTGAGCGAAGAAGTCATTACTGAATTAGGTGAAATAATAAATACTGGAGGGACTGTTCAAGAAATGATGGAGTTCTTCAATAGTCATGGATTATAGTGTTCTTATTAGTTAAGACACTACATGTATTTTCAATAGCGATGTTCCTAGGTAATATGTTAGTTACAAATACCTGGAAAGGTAGGAGCAAGCATTGCACTGTAGCAGTACGCACTTACACCAATAAACTAACTAGACGTACAGATTCTATCTTCGTAGAGTTCTATGGTCTATTGTCTCTGGCTTCTGGACTACTACTAGTGTATTTGCACCCGGTGTATACCTACACAACTACATTCATTATGTGGGCGCTTATACTTTGGACGTTATCCCTAGTGTTCTGGGGGGTATCAATTCCGTATCTGCGTAAACAGCACATTGATTTAGTTATGAACAAAGGCGAGAAGTACAACTATTATGATCGTAGATGGTGGTGGTGGGGACTAGCTGCAACTATCGCGGATGTAGCTATTTTGCCTTTAATGATATGGAAACCCTTATGAATATTTCGTTAATAGACTCAGTGTCTACACAAGAACTGACAGCCTTACATTCCGTTAGCTACCCGTCTAACGCCCATGCTGTTGTTACGACAGCACACCCTAAGATTCAATCAGGATACGCAATTATTGCGCACCTATTAATTGATCAACTTGTAGCCAGGAATAAAGAGGTACTACAATCAGAAGCTTCTACAGGCAAATCGGGGTTAATATTAGCAAGTGGAAATACCTACTGGTCAGGTTATGATTTAAATCGGAAGCGCCCTGCTAATTTTCCAGTACTTAAACCTCTAGCCTTGGCAACAACTAATATATACGCAGGCAGAGTTGCTCAACATATTGGTTATACAGATTATGTCTCTACGGATAGCACATCATGTGTATGCGCATATAACGCCACTTTTTTAGCTAAAGCGTTATTAGATTCTAATACGTTAGATAGGGTGTTAATAATCGCTGTAGAGGATGCCACAAGCGGTGATACTATTGAGTTCTTCAGTAAGTATGGTGGTAATATCAGTTTAGCTGATGAAGAAGCTGGAAAGTTACCTAGTGCGTTTGATGGCACTAACACAGGCTTTAGGGTGGGCAATGGTGCAGGGATGTTCTTGTTAGATAACAAAGACAATGGTATTGCACAAATTGACCAAGTATCTATGGCTGCTGAGAAGTGGAGTAGCCCTATAGGGCAAGACCCTGCAGGGACAGGTTATCTTAAAGCGCTATCACGTATTGATACAAAAGGTGTGCGTATCATTAAAACACATGGTACAGGTACCCCAAGTAATAATATTGCTGAGAAGGTAGCTATTGAGAGTACCTTTGACGATTTCATAGCTACATCTTATAAGCCCCTGATAGGTCATACTATGGGCGCTAACGGGGCTATCGAACTAGACTTATTAGTCAAGGACTTGCATAGGGGTGTGCTCACAGGTATACACAACCGTACAGTAAAAGACACACGATTCATCTCTGAAGATACTAAGATAAAAGATAAAACAGCTATATGTTTAGGTAGTAGTATGGGGAATGGTTACGCAGCGTTAAAAGTATCTATTTAACATATAGGTAAGCAGGTTAAAAATTATGATAAAATCACGAAAAAGCCTTTGTACCCCCAGAATATGATAGGATACGCACTATGAAGAATAATATATCAGATTTAGATATTGATGCGACTGAACTAGATACTTTAGTTGATTGGGAAAACCCACCTAAAATTGAAGACCTGAAGCAAGACTTAACAGAAGCACAGTCTGCTCATTCAGATCATATCATCGATGTTGAGAACTGGTTAGATGCTCTAAACGGCAAACAGAAGCTTAGCACTAAACCTGGTCGTTCTAAGATTGTTCCTAAACTTATTCGTAAGCAAGCTGAGTGGCGTTACGCTGCATTAAGTGAACCTTTCCTATCTACCGATGACTTGTTCAATACAGCACCGGCTACCTTCGAAGATAAGAAGGCTGCTGAGCAGAATGGTCAAGTACTTAACTACCAAATTAACTGCAAGATTGATAAGACTAAGTTTATCGATGAATACGTACGTACATGTGTGGATGAAGGTACATCTATTATTAAGTTAGGTTGGGACTACAAAGAGGAGACTGTTGAAGTTGAAGTACCTGACTTTGATTTCCAACCTACACAAGAAGCAAACCAAGTACACCAACAGTTACATGCAATGATGCAAGAAGACCCTGAGAGATTTCAACAAGAAATCCCACCAGAGATGCAACAAGCACATGAAATGTCTATGCAAGGTGGTACAGCAGTTATGCCTGTACAGGTCGGGTCTCATACTGAGGAACAAGTTAAGGTTATTAAGAACCAGCCTACTATTGAAGTGTGTAACTACGCAAACGTAATAGTTGACCCTACATGTGAAGGTGACATAGATACCGCTGAGTTTATAATCTATAGCTTTGAGACATCAATGTCTCAGCTAAAGAAAGATGGTAGATATAAGAACCTAGACGCAGTCAGCTTAGATAGTGGTAGTGTGCTGTCAACTCCAGATCACTCTGTTGATGATGACTCTAGCTTTACTTTCAAGGACAAACCACGTAAGAAGATTGTAGGATATGAATACTGGGGATTCTGGGATATCAACGGTACAGGTGAAGTAGAACCTTTCGTAGCTACCTGGGTAGGTGACACTCTGATTAGATTAGAAGAGAATCCGTTCCCTGACAAGAAGTTACCATTTGTAATCGTACAGTACTTACCTAAGCGTAAGGCCGTGTATGGTGAACCTGATGGGTTACTGATTGAAGACAACCAGAAGATTATCGGAGCTGTAACTAGAGGTATGATTGATGTTATCGGTCGTAGTGCTAACGGACAGATGGGTACACGTAAGGATGCATTAGACGTTTCTAACTACCGTAAGTTTGAACGTGGTGAAGACTTTAAGTTCAACTCTAACGTAGACCCTAGACAAGCTTTCCATATGGAGACTTACCCAGAGATTCCTGGTAGTGCACTAAATATGCTTACGTTACAAAATAACGAAGCTGAGTCACTTACAGGAGTTAAAGCATTTAGTTCAGGTATCACAGGACAAGCATTAGGTACAACTGCTACAGGTATTAGGTCAGCACTAGATGCTACATCTAAACGTGAGTTAGGTATCCTTAGACGTCTAGCTAATGGTATTAACCAGATGGGGCGTAAGATTATATCTATGAACGCTGAGTTCTTAGGTGATGAAGAAATCATCAGAGTAACTAATGAAGAGTTTGTAGCTATCAACCGTGAAGACTTAGGTGGTATGTATGACATTAAACTAAACATATCTACAGCAGAAGCTGACACTGAGAAAGCTCAGGAGTTATCATTCATGCTTCAGACTATGGGTAACAACATGCCTCCAGAGATGTCACAGATGGTACTAGCAGATATTGCTAAGTTACGTAAAATGCCTGAGTTGTCTAAGCGTATTCAAGAATACAAGCCACAACCTGACCCTATGGCTCAACAGATGAAGGAACTTGAAATGCAGCTGTTACAAGCACAGATTGCTAATGAGCAAGCTAAGGCACAAGAGAACCAGGTTGATGTAGGTCTGAAGCAAGCTAAGACACAGACAGAACAAGCTAAAGCTAGAGGACTACATAGTACCTCTGACTTGAATGACCTAGACTTTGTTAATAAAGAATCAGGTGTACCTGATGCAAACAAAGAGGAGCAGATGAAGTTAGCTCATGGTCAAGAGATGCAAAAGAAAGAGTTTGATAGATTATCAAATTTAGACAGTAAGGCGATAGATAGTATGATGCAGGGAGCTAATACTAACTATCCGGGACTTTAACAATATGAGGGTAATAACATGACACAAGAGGAACAGTTAGACAGCTTAGAATTTAGTATGGATGAGGCTAAACACTTTATCAGTGTGAAAAACAGTATGCTGAAACTACAAAATAATCGCGATTTTAAAAAGGTGATTACAGAGTACTACTTCAAAGAAGAGGCTGCTAGGTTAGTTATGGCTAAAAGCTCTAACCTTAATGTAGAACAGCAGCTACTAGTTGATAAAATGATTTATGGTGTGGGATCACTTGCTAAGTTCTTAGATAGCGTAATCTCTAGAGGCACTCAAGCAGAGCAAGCTCTAGCAGAAGACGAAGATACAAAAGCTAGTATCCTTCAGGAGGGTTTAGTATAATGACTACAAACAATGACGCATTAGGAATGTCAGACGAAGATTTCTTGAAAAAAGACTTCGGAGACTTCGAAGAAACACCAGCAGTAGAAACTGCTGAACTAGACACTGAAGTGACAGAAGAGCAAACTTCTGAAGCTGATGTAGAGACTCAAGTGATTGAGACTCAAGATAACGCCCAGGAGCAACCTGAGCCGGAACCGTTAGATGATGTAGATAGCCAACCATTTGAGGATACTCAAAAGGAGCAGGAACCTTCAGCTAAAAGTACTGAGCCAGCGTCTCTTGATACAGAAGTCAAAGTAGATGACACAGATGGGGATACCCAAGAAACATCAACTGTAGACTTCCAAGGAGCATATGAGAAGATTTTCGCACCCTTTAAGGCCAATGGCAGTGACATGCAGGTGGACACGGTTGACGATGTAATGTCATTAATGAAGATGGGAGCTAACTACCAGAAGAAAATGGCAACGTTAGCACCTAATCTGAAGTTAGTGAAAATGCTTGAGAAGAATAACTTACTAGATGCTAGTAAGCTAAACAACTTAATCGACATCTCTAAGAAGAACCCTGCTGCAATTTCTAAGCTTATAAAAGATAGTGGGATAGACCCTCTCGATATTGATACTGATGAAGAGGTGAAGTACACCCCTAATGACTACAATGTATCAGACAAAGAGTACAAGTTAGATGAAGCACTAGAAGGCATCAAAGATAGTAGGTCTTTCAACGACACCATTGACGTTTTAACTAATCAATGGGACGCTGCAAGTAGAAATATAATCACTGAGAACCCTCAGATTATAGGTATTATCGATGAACATATGCAGAATGGTGTGTATGCTGAAGTGAATAAGTTAGTCTCAAAGGAGCGCGCCTTAGGTAGATTAGAAGGTGTCTCTGATGTAGCAGCTTATCAACAGGCAGCAAACTACTTAGCTAGTATTGGCGTGCTGAACAACGGAGACACTAAGAAGGTGGCTACACCACCTACGTCAGATGTATCAAGTAAGACAAAAGCAAAGGATGATGCTCAGTTAACGAATAAACGTAAAGCTGCAGCATCTACAAAGACAAGTAGCAAACCTACGACTTCTCAACCAGACTTCTTAAAGATGACGGATGATGAGTTTATGAAGATGGCTGCTGTCTAATTTTATGAAGCTTTATAGGAGAATATAATGGCTCAAGTATACGGTGACGGTACTAATTCAACAGTAGGTGCACAGGCACGTACTGATTTTTATAACAAAAAGGCGCTAATTGCAGTACGTGATAAGCAGTACTTCATGCCTTTGGCTAACGTTCAGGCTATGCCTAAACATCACGGTAAGACAATTAAACAAGACGTTTACTTACCTTTACTAGATGATTTGAACATCAACGACCAAGGTATTGACGCTTCTGGCGCAACTATCGACAGTACTAAGTTTTCAGCTTGGACTAAAGCTGGTGCTTTAATTGGTGCTGCATACACAACAGCAGCTTTAGCTGCTGCTGCAACTGGTGCTGCTGTAGTTCAACAGAACTCTGGTAACTTATACGGTTCAGGTAAGGACATCGGTTTAATCGCTGCTAAACTTCCTGCATTGACTGAGAACGGTGGACGTGTTAACCGTGTAGGCTTTAAGCGTACACAGATTACTGGTTCAATCGTTAAGCAAGGTTTCTTTACTGAGTACACTCAGGAGTCTTTGGACTTTGATTCTGATTCTGAACTACTTTCTCATATTACTGAGGAAATGGTACAGGGCGCTACTGAATTAACTGAAGCGGCTTTACAGTCTGACTTGATTAATTCTGCGACTACTACAGGTACAGCTTACTTTAAAGGCGGTACTACTAAAGCTACAGTATCAGGTGTTGTTACTTACACTGACTTAATGAACTTGTCTATCGCTCTAGATAACAACAAGACACCTAAGCAGACTAAAGTAATCTCTGGTTCTCGTTTAGTTGATACTAAAACTATCAATGGTGGCCGTATCATGTATGTAGGTTCAGAGATGATTCCTGCTTTACGTGCTATGACTGACTTACACAGTGCTCCAGCATTTGTGTCAGTAGAGAAGTATGCTGATGCAGGTAACGTAGTAAACGGTGAGATTGGTTCTATTGACCAGTTCCGCATCGTTGTTGTTCCTGAGATGCAGTACTCTGCTAAAGGCGGCGCGGCTGGTGTAGACATCTACCCGATGTTAGTTGTTGGTGATGGTTCATTTACTACTATCGGTTTCCAAACTGATGGTAAGACTGTGAAGTTCACTACTACGCACAAGAAGCCTGGTAAAGATGTAGCAGACCTTAACGACCCTTACGGCGAGAAAGGTTTCTACTCAATCAAGTGGTACTACGGATTCATGGCACTACGTGCTGAGCGTCTAGGTATCATCTGGACTAAAGCTGCTTAAGTAGAGCTTTAACCTTGGTAGGCTGTTAGCACGCAAGTGCGGTGCAGCCTACCTCATTAATTCCGGGAGGAACCATGAACATAGAAAATTTGACATCTAAACAGATAAGCGATAAGCTAGCCGAACACGGTATTAAGATGCATTTTAATTCAAACAGAAAAAAGCTTGAGGAAGCTTTACTTACTATTACTACTCATGAGGATGATATTATGGAAACAGCAACAGCAGATGTAATTGAACTAGCACCAGGTACTACACACACAGCAGAAGGTATTGAACTTGAGGGAAAAGTATCTTCAGAAGCTATGAAGCTAATTAGAATTATTGTTAGACCTAACGACCCACTAAAGCGTGAGTCTGAAGGTGACATCTTTACAGCAGGTAGCGACTTAGTTGATCGTGGCAGAGCTGTTAAGAAGTATGTACCTTACAATAATGAAGAAGGCTGGCACGTTCCTAATATTATTTATCAGAACATGAAAGAAGCTGAGTGTCAAATCTTTAAAAAGGTTAGACGTAATGGTGAAGACATGATGGAAACACAGATGATTAAAGCGTACAATATTGAGGTATTACCACAACTTACCCAAGCTGAGTTAGATACCTTAGCTAGCACGCAGAAGGCGCATAACACACTAGGATAGAACTATGGCATCAATAAGTACTTCAGATTTAACACAGGCAAGTGGTGTAACCACCAGTACTGACGGAAAATACACTGTTACAGGTACTGGAGTATTTGATGACCTTATGGAGGCGGTGAATGCTCACCTAGATGCTCAGTTTAATTTAGGTAGACTAACAGGTGCAGATTATGCAACTGTCTACCTAGGGGCAGTACAGAGCTCTATGCAGCAATCAGTTGCTTTTATCTTAGGTAAACAGCAAGCTGATAAACAAGCTGACCTGATAGATAAACAAATCCTGACAGAGGTGAAGAAGACTTTAGATGTTACGTCTACAACCACTGTCAGAGATGCCCAATCTGCTAAAGATTTACTCGTTAAAACGGCACAGGTTACCTCGATGACTAAGGAAGACGTAGTCAAGACAAACCAAGCCCTAGATGTACTATCACAGACATCAGTTAGGAACGCCCAATCTGCTAAAGATGCAGTGCTGAAGGATGCTCAGACGCTTGATATTCATGACCAAGCTGTACTACGTACACAAGCTAGTGATGCAGATTTATCTATCAAACGTCAACAGATTATCAATGAAGCGTTTACTAATGGTATGGAAGTGAATGAGTACATCT